CATCATCGGGCAGCGCATCCACGACGACAACCGTAAACGGTCCAATCATGCCGCCGTGCCTGTCGGCAACAGTTACCGTCATCACGCCGCCAAGCTTCTGCGTTGCCTCCTGCAGGGCTTCGTAATCAAGCGTCGGCGTCGAATAGCGGGCATCGACAAACAGAATGCCGCGCAGCGTAACCTCGGTATTCTGTGCGGTTTTGTGCGTGCTGTTGTCTGCCTGAATATGGACGTTTGCGACGGTGTAAACTGTCGGCGTAAGCGGATTTTGGTAGCGGTCAAAGCCGGAAGGGACGGAAAACGTCGCTGTATCGCGCAGGATTCTGCGCGGTATTGGTGAAAGCATCAGAAGCACCCCCAAGGCCACGGAAGCCGCGGCGGTTCTCCCATTGTCTGCACTTGCGGATTTAACAGGCCGGTTTGCTCCAGCGCCGCAATAGCGGCAGGGCAAACCATAGAGGCCGCGCCGGTTGCGCTTGCTTGCTTCCCTGCATCAACGCGGACCTTCCCGACAGTAAAGCCGTCTGCCGTCCTGCCGCTGATTGATACGTCAACGCCGTAATATGCGTAATACTCAATCTGCGCGCAAATGGCATCTGTAACGGCATTCTGCAGGAAAACAGGAAGAGCGGCAAACGTTTCCGCTGTCGCTCTCCCGTGCGTGATCTGTGCGATAATGCGCTCGGCTCGTGCCTCGGCGCGTGCAAAATCGGCGTCGGCAATCGGTTCCCCCAAATAGGTTTCCTTGTAATAGGTTTCAGTAACGATTGCCATTTGTCGCCCTCCTTATCAGGTCTTGACAACCTCGACGGCATCGCCGGCCGCAATAACAACGCCCTTCTGCTCGTTGACGAGCGCGACGGTAACATACTTGCCAGCGGTCTGGCTGCCGATGGTGACAGGATTATCACCCATTGCAACCCACGTTGCGCCGGCAGGCAGCGCCGCGCCATAGGTGCAGGAAACGGCAGCGTTGTTGCCAGCGCTGTAATACAGCTTCAGGCCCGCGGCCGCTGCGCCGGTCATGCCGATCAGATCGCCCGCAGCCGTGACAACGGTATCGCCGCTTGCCACAGTACCGGCAACGGACGTGACAGTAAGAGTGCCGAGAGACGGGGCCGCAACGGCGGCAAAGATGCCTGCGCCGCGCTGCTTCAGGTTGAAGACGTCGTAGTAATAGCGCTCGTAATAGAGCCACTTGCCCTTGCTCTGCGCGGTCGGGGCCGAAATCATGCTGGTTTCGTACACGATAGGAGCGGCAACCGCAGACGGGTCATAGAGGATAGCGCCGATCTGAGAAGCGCCCGCGCCGATTGCCCATCCGTTGGTGAAGTCGTATGCGGTCTTCATCATATCGGAGGGGACTTCGATAATCTGAACGCTGTCAAGGCGGGCGATATTGCGGTCAACGCCGCGGAAACCGCCGGAAGTCTCAACAAAGCGGGTCAGGCCGGTTGCCTCTTTCAGAAGCTTATAAATTGCAGGCGTCATGCGGCACTGCACGCGGTCGCGGTTCACGCGCTGGTCGGTCATGTACTCAAGCCAAGCGTCCCACTGCGCAAGAATGTTGGCGCTGGTCAGCGTGGTTGCGTCAATGCCGCCAAACTGGCCGGCGAATCCGGCAAGCTTGCTGGACATATACGCGTCCTGTTCGGGGACTTTCTGCTGCTCGTTGAAGGTCCGCGTCACGTTGGAAATGGTCGCAACCTCGTTGGTCTCGTCCATGTCCATCGGGTCAACAAGCGTGTCCCATTCGCGGTCCATAGCAAGATCGCATGCCTGCCAATCAATGTCAAAATTCCGGTTGAAAACGCCGGTAATCTGATCGCGATTGACAGCGCGGGCGCCGCCGGTGGTCATGCTGGGAATATAGACGGTTTTGCCGCGGAGCGGACGGAAGCGGACGGCTTCGCCCTGATTCCACAGGTCAGCGTAATAACTGAGATAGGGATACTGATTTGCAAGGTCCTGCCCATACTGGGCTGCATAGTTCATAGGAGCCATGGTTTTTAATTCCTTTCTTTATTGTTTTTTTGGGGCATAACCCCAATAATCGGAAAAGCTCGGCGCGGTTTTGCCGGTTGGAGCGCTGCCCTGCGTGGGCGCGCCGAAATTCGGCTTTGCCGGCGGCGTTTCCTGTTGCGTTGGCGTGAAATATTCCTCGTATTTCTCGCCGATTGTCTTTAGCTGATCCGCAATAGCCGGGGCTTTCTCTGAGCGGTCAAGCATCCCGAAAACCGTCTCGCGGAATTTCGGCTTGACGGTCTGGAAGTCATCGCCGCCAATGGCGCGCAGCATATCGCGCTCGTTGGCAAGCTTCTGGTATTCCTCTGATTGTGTCACGTCAACAGGCGCGGTTTTCGCTGCTTCGAGCGCCGCGTCAATCTTTCCCTGAACATCGCTTGTCAGCGTATAGTTTGCGGAAAGACTGCGGTTGCCCTCTGTCATGATGTAATCAATCTGCTCATCGGTCAGGCCCTGGGCCTTTAGGTCAGCTCGTTTGAAAAGTGCCATTGTCTCCACTCCTTTTTACCGTCCTGAATGTCGGACGCTGCGGCATTTTCCACCCGCCGCGCGGTGAGATTGTATGAAAAAGGCAACCGTTCGGATTTACCAAACAGTTGCCTCAATCATTAAGTTTTTACGCTGCCGTTATTCGTCGTCGTCCGCGTCAGGCATCACAAGCCCGTCGGTTCTGCGCCCGTTCAGGGCGTCAATGACGTTTTGCAGCATGGTTTTTGCTCCGTCCAGCAGCGGAGCCTTGACGGCCTCGTCCGGCATCCGGTCCGCGGTTTCTATGATCTCCGCGGCCTTGTGCAGCGTCGCGCAAATAGGGTGCATTTCTCCGGCGTCGGCCATGAAGTCCGGCCGGCTCATTTTGGAAGTGTCAAGCATCTTCGTTTTCCCCCTTCTTTTTCCTCACGCGCTTCGCGGGCTTCTCTTCTGCCTGGGGCGCTGCCGGCGCTTCCTCCGGCTCCCCTGCGTCTGCGCGCAGCTCGGCAAAGCTTTTAAAAACTAAACCGCAGCGCCGGCAAAGAATACCGTCTGCGGTTCCGCAAAGCATCTGCAGCTCGTGTTTGCATTTGTTCATTGGCTTTTATCTAACTCCTTTCGGCAATAATAAAAGCACCGGTTTACGGTGCTTTTAAAATCGGTTTTTCTTAGTAAACTGCGTCCTCTTCGGGCGCTTCATATTCTTTGCCTGACTTAATGCACGGCTCAAGCGCGGCAATTATTTCCTCGTCGTCTGCTCCCATAAGCAAAAACGCCGGATAACCGCCAAACATTTTCTCGTATTTTGCTTTGATTTCTTCAACTTTTGACATTATATCATTCCTTCCACCATTTTCCAAACAGCGTTAACTGCATTTGGAAAGATTCTTTCCATTTGCGCGTAGCCTTCCGGGTTTGCAACCGCAGCGTCTAACACTTCCGCGAAAAATTCGTGTTCTGTTGCACCATAGCGCTTGTGATAGCTTGCGCCATGCCCGATGCCGAGAGGGTAGCCGATTCCGGTACATCCCTCTATTATATCGGAAACGTTCCCGTAAACAAGCTTTTTCTTATCATCAGGCAGCGCGTCCTGTTCTTTCTTCAGGATCGGGATAACATCGGCCATTCTCTTGACGCCAACGGATTTCTTGAAATCCTGAAAATCAGACTTTATGATGGAAAGCAGGCTTTTCCCGTCTATCGGGATATTTGAACGATAATTAAAGCCGTTCCTTCCGATCCAGTCAATCATATGGCCGAATTCGTGAAATGCGACCTCGTAAGGGGCTTCGTAGTCGCTGCCTTTCGCAACTTTGGCCGTATTCATGCTTACGCCTCTATCAATCGGTGAGAAATAAGCGCCGGCTTTTTTGTTTGGATTAACGCAAACAAGGTCGTCCGCGTATTTAACAAAAAGCTTTTGCGCCAATTCGCTTTTCGATTTTTCCAGCACGTCAACCATGCCGGTTTTGAAATCGTCGTCAACTCCCTTGACGTTAATAAAAGCATCTTTTGGCACAATTGTGGTCAACTGCTGATTGACTTTTTCCGGTTTCTGCCTCTGATCCGCGGGCGGCGTCTGGGCCTTCTTCGCTCCGTAAAGCTGTTCACGGTCAAAGCGGCGGGTTCTTCCGGTCCGGTCGATAAACTCGCGCATGTCCTTTTGCGCGTCCCGGACGCGCTGCTTTGCTTCCGGCGAATCGTCGCCCATCTCCACAACGCGCTTTGCTGCCCTGATTTTGCGCTCAAGGGCGCGCTGCTCCTGGGACTCGGCGTATTGCTTGTCGTTTTCCTCTTTCGGCTGCACAAAGTCCTGCGCGTGCGGGATCGAAACGCCCGGTATAATCGGGATCGGCGAATGCCCGCAATTGATTCCGAAAAGTCCGGCCGGCTCACCGTAGCTTGTCGAGCTGAGCGGATTATAACGCATTGTTTTGCCGTTTCCAAGCTCAATCTCTCCCGCGGTATTGTCCCACGAGTAAAGCTTTCCCTGATACGGATAACAAAGCGGACGCGCTCCTGCGTGAGCGGAAACTTGAAAAACCTGCGTATTGTAGTCGGTCATGCGGTTTTTTACGCTTTGGATTGCGACGTTATGGACCGTCGTTCGAATGTCCATATTGACGTATGCCTCCGGGGACCATGAGCGGCCCGCCCGGTCGTAAAAGCCTGTCAGCCCTTCGTCGGCAATCTTTCGTATTGCGTGCTGCAGCGCCTTGGTGCGCGTTTCAACTCCGATTGCAACATTGCCAGCGGCCTCGTTCAGCGCTTCCTGCGTCGCCTCCCTCTGAGCCATGAGCCTGCCGTATTCCTGATCGGTCAATTCAACAAGCCGCTCGTATTGGGCGACGCTGCTTTGCAGCATGGTCGTATTGACAAGGTTTAGATTGTTCGCCGCCTGCTGCTGATACTCCCGCAGGACCTCGTATGTACTGTCTCGCATTGCCGGCGTGACATATCCGGCCTTTGCTGCCTTGGCAAGCTGCTTCTCTATGTCCTCCAGCGCAAGCCGCCGCGTCTCTTCCATTGTGTCGCGGATTTTGTCAGGTAACTGCGCAATCCAACTGTTTATAATTGCTGCGTTCTCTTTTGTGAGCTGCCCCAGCTCGGAAAGTTTCTGAATCTCCCATGCAGCCGTGTGCGTCCACGTCGGGCTTGTGATATGCTTTCCGATGTTGACAAGCAGCTCGTTTGTCATGGAAATGTAAACATGCTCTATCGGGTCGGAAAGCTCTTGTATTTTCTGCGGCGTCAGCAAGGGCTTTCACCGTCCTTTACTCGGCCGTGTCCAGATTCAGCCGGTCAATCGTCATCCCTGTGACGCGGTTTTCCTGCGCAATGCGCTGCAGCTCAATGTCGGCGGCTTCCTCCGTCAGGTTCTGCCCGTATTTCGGATCGGTCAGGAATGTTTTCTTGCTCATCAGGCCGGCCCCGACAAGGGCCATTCCCTCGTTGATATTCGTTTGCCGGTCCTGGGTAATGCCGTCGTCCATGCCGATATTGATTTCGTAGCCGCCCTTTGCAAGTTCTGAAATGCTTTGCCCGTCTTCCGTCTCCATGTCATAAAGCGCCGAGACGGCAATAATGTTCTCAACAAGCCGCGTCACGGCCGGCTTGATCATGTTTTGAAAATTCTTTACGGTCTTATAGGTCTTGCTGTTTTCGCTGACAACCTCCGTCGCCGTCTTGATGCCGTTGTTTCTCGCGTCAAAGGAAAACGTGCCGGAAGAAAACCCGACCTGCAGACAGAAGATATTCAGAAACGCGTTGATTGCGGCGACGTGTTCCTCGACACGCAGCTCGACGCTGTTGTCCTGAATCTTCAGGCTGTCCGGGTCATCCGTCGAAAGCGCTTCGTAAGTCTCGTCTGTCGCGTCAAAGAAACGCCGCATTTCCCCTGTCTGCGGGTCAACAACGCTTTTTATCATCCGGGCCGGGACAATAATACGCTTTTTACCAAGCCGGAATTCCCGCACAAAGCTGTCAAAGCAAATGTCAAGCGCGTGCAGCGTCTCCATTGCGTTTGCATAGATGGAAATGCCGAGCGGGCTATTGTCATCCACGTTGTTTGCAATCGGCGTGCGGAAATACGAGAACAAGGACGCCTCAATGCCGCGGATTTCCGTTTCCTCGTTCAGGAGCGGGTAAACGGTCGCCAGCGGAACGCGGACGCCGAGAATGTCCTGCGGCTCGTTGCTTCCCATTCTGTACATGTCGGAGCGGTAAAGCTCGTTCGAAATAAAATAGGTCGCGCCGTTCCATTTGTGCCATTCAAGCCGGGTGAAGTAATAGCCGCCTTTTGCCATTCT